AAATAGGATAGAGGTATTTGGTATTAATGAAGATGGATCTAGGGAAAAGATTGATATATCTGAATTTATTTCAGCACAAAAAAAGAACCTGCCCTCGTTAGAAGGCAGGCTTTTTTACACAGTTAGTTTAAGTAGTTATTCAATTGTTGTTTTTAAGTGTTTCTGTCACTATTTCTTTCCCAAAATTCGATTACCGATTTCTGCCCAAACTTTTAAATATTCATTTAAGGCTTCTGTATCGAATTGAGGGAATGTTGGAATATCCGGTTTATCTTCTGGATCTTCCACTTCAATTGGTTTTGATTTAAATACATCAAATTCTACATACATTACATCTTTATCAATTGGATTCGAAGTGTATTGATATAGGTCGCATAATTCGGAACGATCCGCATTTAGATTGCCATCATTTGAGATCCAAGCAGCGATCCATTTAGGATAGCCTGTTTCTTCGATATATGTTCCAAACCAACTCTCCGATGCGTAAATTCCTACATAATATCCGCGCTCTTTGAAATATTCACAGAAGATTTTACAAGAACTGGTGCATCTATCTTTATTCATCACACCATTTTTGCCTTTGTAACCATCTACATCTTCCATATCGAACCAGATACCAAGATCCGGCACGATATCATGTTCTTTTAATAAATTGTAAAGGAATCTAGCTTGTTCCAGTGCTTGCTCATCATTTAGCGCATAGTCATATAGATACACACCAAATGGAATGTTAGCTTTTCTACATTTTTCTACATTTTTTAAGAAGTATTTATCCTCATTCGTACCATATGCTGCACGAATGATTACAAATTCATACTTCGATACATCAAAGTCTCCTTGATGTTCCGAAATATCACAACCCCAATGTTTTACCTTTTCAGAGAAATCCGGTTTCTCCGGTTCTTCATCCGGTCTTTCTGGATCAACCGGAACAGATGGATTCTCTTCCTTTACTTCACTAAAAGTTGCCCATTGATCATCACTGCCTTCAGCTGGTCTAGCTTCGGTAGGTGATACTGCTGCAAAGACACGAATGCTTGGGTCTTTGTCATATTTCCATGAGATATAACGATGCCCAAATCCAACTAATTTGTAATCATACTGTTGGACTTCTCCTTTATACATTGCGCCAAAAGCAGGACCAGTTGGACTATCACGATGCACTGTGATTGGAATATCGTTTCTAAAAGTAGCAACGCCAATTTCAGGTATCAGCATGCTTGGATCATAACTATCGGATGCACTTCCACCACCACTGAAACATTTAGGTCTGAAGGCAGTAGCGAATGTAGCACTGTATGGAAGCCTTACGATGTTAAAAGCTCCACCAGCGCCTCCTTGGTTCTGGCCTAAGAAATTACCATATCCTCCACCTGCATCACTGTCAAAGATTGCAATATGAGAATAAGGAGTCGCAGAACATTCAAAGAACACTGCAATGTCTCCTGGTTGCATCACGCTGACTTCATCGCAGAAATTCAAGATACCATTCGATGCACGATTGTTCCAAATGTCTTTAACATAACCGGATGTTGAACAATGGATGCGACTGTATCCCAATCGTTCTAGATAGTACATTGCACCGTCCCAGCACTGGGCTCCATAATACCCATCTAGATCATAGGCACGTCCTAAGACTTGATTTTTAAAATCGATATAGTTCATATTTTTAAACTCCTAAGTAAAGAGCGATTACTCGCTCTCATTTTCTTTATTAATCAATTTATCAGCCACTTCTAGTCCATTCTGCAGGATCATTGGCACATTGAATCCGGCCTCTACAAAATTCTCAACGATTGAACGTGCTTCATTCACAATTAATGAAGCCAGGACAAACCATCCAAGTACCGTAGTGACCTGAAGATCAATACCAATCGTAGAACCTACTTCAATCAGACACGCTGCAATACCGAAGCCAAAGGCGATCATCAACCAGTATCCTAATTTTTTAAGAACTCCCTGCCAGCCTTTGACACTATTCTCTTTTCCGGCCATTCTTGATTTCATCCAACCAGTGATCCAGTCGATGACGTTTAGAACCAAGAAAAAAGCGAACAAAAACCAATGTTCACCGAAAATCATCGTTAAGAATGCAATAATCGCTCCTAAAAGTGAATTATATGCGTCCATAAAATCAAACATCTTCATTTTTTTCATTAACCTCACTCTTTCTATTCAGCTTTTTGAAGATAACGTGGGACGGATTCGCATGATGCGTATAGAGGCTGTCCACTATCTTCTAAACATAGGTATAAGACTCCATTTTCTGTATAATATTTATCTTTATATACGCACATCAATTGTGAATATGGAATAGGATCTTCTTTGGTTCCAGCATGTGAACTTTCAATTCTCTGATATAGTGCTGCAGTGTTGATTCCAGGTTCTTGCCCTTCTAAAACAACCGGAATTTCTTGTCTTGATTCCCATGCCTCTTTATTGAATTGGAATCTTTGGTTAGCTTCCATCTTTCCACCAATGAATTCTTTCCATTCAGTCAATACAGATACACATTGTAAGATTTGATCATTTGTCATCAAAGGAATTGCATATGCAATGGCAAATGCCTGTTCTTGTGTTAAGCCACCTTCCGGTTCTTCTCCTTCTGGTTTGGATAAAGTAATGCGATAAATAGTTTTATCTTGTTTATCTACCTTATAACCAAATTCATCAATAATGGTATAACCAGTATAAGAATCATCACCATACACGATAGGATTCTTGTTTGCTTCGAACGCATTTTGAATAACATCGATTTCAGATTCACAAACAAATGTGATGTTTAGATTATCATTGATTTCCTGGATCAATTCATTGCAAAGTGTGATATCTAGATCACCGATTTTGATGTTTTTTGAAGGTTCTTCATAGATAGGATCATCATTATAGATCTCTTCATTGTTCTTAACTTCTTCACTCATATTCTTACCTCTTTCTATAAAATAAAAGCATGAAAGGAAGTGCTCTCATGCTATATAAAGATTTAGTTTTAGACTGGTTGAAAAACCAAAAAATTTATCTGAAATATTCTACATTTACAAACTACTGTAATATCTCGCATAACCAAATCATTCCTAATCTAGGTGATTATGAAGTAGATCAATTGAATAATGATATACTTCAAGAATTCATTTTGAATCGATTAAAGCAAGGTCGATGCGATGGAAAAGGAGGTATTTCTCAAAAATACGCTCAAGATATTATTGCTGTATTAAAACTTACTTTAGGAAAAGAAGTAGAAATACAGCTTCCTTATTCTCCGCCTAAGGAGGTAGAAATTTTTGAAAAATCAGATCAAGTAGCATTGATTAATTCCCTCCAATCTAAAATAACAAATAAAAACTTTGGTATTCTTCTGACTATTCATACAGGGCTAAGAATTGGTGAACTCTGTGCTCTTAAATGGTCAGACATTAATTTTGATACACAACTTCTACACATCAATAAAACAATTATACGAACATACACAAAGGAAGATGGTTCCAAGTTAAATATCACAGCACCTAAGACACGTTCCAGCATTCGCACGATTCCTTTAAATAAGTGGATCATGCAATACGCTGTACTCCTCCGTGGATTAGATAATGAATATATCGTTACAGGAAAAGAAAAATATATAGAACCGAATAAATATAGGTTGTACTACAATCGACAACTCAAAGATTTAGATTTACCACATCGTAAATTTCATTCTTTAAGGCATACATTTGCGACACGATGTATCGAGTGTGGTTGTGATTATAAGAGTTTGTCTGAACTCTTAGGGCATTCAAACGTATCAATTACAATGAATTTATACGTTCATCCACAACTTGAATTGAAACGTAAATGTGTTGAACTGCTAGCAGATTACTATGAGCATTAGTATGTCCTTTACGTCTGGAGCAGAAGGTGGAAATTATTTAATTAAATTATTGGAATCTCAATTGCCACAGCACACACATACAGGTATGGGTGGACCTTTAATGATTGCCGGTGCTGGAGATAGATCACAAATTGGATCAGGAACAAACGCCACTTATGGGACAACCAATGGTGGAGAAAACTGTAACAACGATGCTATAAACATTCAAAATCCTTATATCGTTGTTAACATATGGAAGAGAATTAGCTAACTCTCTTCCACATATAAACTGAAAAATAAGGAATAATGTTATCAGCTATTTTTGTTTTACCATATGAAACATAAACATCAGCATTTGTTGTTTCTTTTTCATGAGATGTTTTACTAAAAGTCTCTGAAACTTGATAACCTGCATTAGTTGGATTCGCCCAATCATCACCATTCTGCACAAGAATTTTAGATCCGATTAAACCGTAATACTCTCTAAATTGTAGTCCATAATCATGATGATGCTTATATTTACCACCTGTTGAACCGGTAGTAAAGGACATACCTAAGCGGTACGTCTAAACATATATACACCAATGCCAGGCATGATATTATCTGTATTTTCAGTTTTGCCAGATATCCCAATTTGAGATGCATTTGTTTCACTATCAGTTCGATCGTTCATTGACTGTAAATCTGATGATCCAATATAGAGTCGCATGTTCTCGGGATAATTTGTTCCATTATTGATTTCTCGATAATCCATATACATTCGGTTGCCGCTTACGAAATGGTTCCAATCCGCACCAAGAGTTCCTGGATTGTGTTGATGCTTGTATTTTCCATACGTTCCTAGAGAAGTAAAGGACATACTTGTAGTACCATCATCTCCTTGACCGGCGCCAATCAAAACTCGACCAGGAGCAAACGCTTCCCAAGTACCACCAAACAAGGTTCCTGGATTCGTTGAAGCGGTGCTAATATAAATAGAGCCGACCGGATATACCAGGTCGACCAGTTGACGTATTTTTCCTTTCGATTTAAATCTGAATAAAGACATAATAATACTTTACCTCCTATTGTTCAGTCATAGCTGCATCATTACCAGCTAACAATGACGTGATTTTGTCATTTAATTCTTTTCCTTTCGCCGCAGTCAAAGCGGATGTTGTACTTGTTGATGTCAAATTATCAGTAAGAGGGGGCTGTGGTCCAGTGTCTCCCTTATCACCTTTAGCCCCCGTCAAACCTTTGCTTCCATTTTTGACATTAAACGTTTGCTTAACACCATTTGATAGAGTAACAGTAATCACGTTTGTTCCAGAATCAGCAGATGATTCTGTTGTTTGCTCAATGCTTGTAACAGATACCCCATCAGCACCTTTAGCGCCAGGATCTCCTTTTGGCCCCTGAACACCTTGATTCCCTTGCGGACCCATCACGTTGCCAAGATCAACTCGTCTTGCCATGATGCCACCTCTATTCTTGGTATGTTGCGATTAAGTGACCGTCCTCTATGCTCAACTCTGGAGTGACACCATCTTTACCAGCTGGCCCCTGTGGACCTTGTGGACCTTGCTCACCCTGATCTCCTTTAGGCCCTTGCTGACCTGGAGCACCTGTAGATCCAGTTTCACCTTTAGGCCCCTGAAGTCCTTGATCACCTTTCTCACCTTTTTCTCCTTGAGGTCCTTGTTCGCCTTGATCACCTTTATCTCCTTTAGGACCTTTGATATTTCCAGCATTTTTAAATTTTCCATTTGTTGAATCTCCGCCAGAACCGACATAAACCCACAAAGTACCTGAATTATCTAAGTATGCATCTCCTGCTGTACCAGTTCCTGGTAATTCAGATTCATCAACTACAGAACCTTTGATATTTACTCCAGTTCCATCCTCGCCAGCTGGACCCTGTACACCTTGTACGCCTTGAGGGCCTTGATCTCCCTGATCACCTTTTTCTCCACGAGACGGTTTCAATAAGTCTGTTTCTCCTATGAACCAGTTCCCATTAACTCCAATGCTTGGAACAATACATCCTAAGTCTACTTCTCTTGCCATAAAATCAATCCTCCTATTCTTCGTACTTAACAATTAAATGGCCTTTTTCATTTACATAAAAAGACGGTGCTCCTGCGCCGCCCATTGCTTTAATTTCATCTAGTTCTTGTAATATTTGATTAATTATATCTGGATATGTCTCTTCAAAAGACTCATCTGGTTCCAATCCTTCAAGAACCTGAGAACGAGCAACCGTGGTATTCCATTCATTCGTTACATCATCTTCAATCGATTTTTTTGCACATACGATGAAACGGACTATTCCACGTGCTTTTGCAACTTTTCTACTTATCAACCAGCTAAATGTGATATAGTCACCATCTGCTTTCATATCCTCACAATAATAACGGTCTTTTTCTCCTGCTGCATTTTCATAATTTACAAAGATAAAGAGTTCTGATAGATCGATATTATCGCCAACAATTTTGGGACATTTGAAATATACTCTTTCTACATCTTCATCTGATTCAACCCCCAATGTTGAATATGTGTCTGGAACAAAAATCTCTCTAGTTTCAGGATCAATGTCACAATATTGAACTTCTTGAGATAATGCATCAAACGCCTGTAAGGCTTCTTTTAATGTTTCCATTGCATCCTCACCTGCCTAACGTAGATCTGATTGGTTTCGAACTTTTCTTCACCTTCAACAAAAGTGATAAAGAAATTAATCACATTGCTTTGTGCGATTGAATCCGGAACAAAGCATCTGTCATTTATGATTGGAACATATTCGATGGCTTTCTCTTTGATAAAGCAAGCCACCTTACGATAATTCTGTAGATCCTCGTCAAAAGAAAAACAACAACACAAGTATTTTTTCGAACCTTGAATGATATTTTGAAAATCACATGATGGATCTTTTTCTAGTTTCTGCTGATTCACTTTAAATTTAAGCACTCTCATTGTCGGCCTCCACCATGACATCGGTTGATCCTAGTTTCATTTCGTTGATCAATTGTTTCACCTCGTTAATCGCTGTTTGTAATTCTTGAGGTGTAACCAAATCTTCCGGATTTATATCGCCAAATCGATTAATGATATTACTCATTTCTTGAATTTTGCCATCGATACTAGGTTTCATCTCATTCCATTGATCTGCTGCACTGTTTGCAGCACTAGCAGCACTATTCGCTGAACTTGTAGCATCTTCAGCTGCTGACTTTATCGATTCAAGTTCATTTGTTGCTGCGATACACTCTTGCGTTGCTTGTCGTACTTCAGACAATGCGACTTCATATGGATCATCACTTTGATGCGGCGCCTCTGTAACACGAATCAAAAATGGAAAGCTTCCTAATCGATCATCAAAAATCAGTTGACCTTTATATCCTCCAGATTTTGCGGTTATATTTTCTGGTATCAAAAAAGAGACCACATTATCCTCAGATATACTGCAGTCTCCTTTTACTTCCTTATTTTGCGATGTTTCTATTTCATATACACAATTCTTACCTTGTATGTCTTCTGAAACCATAAATTCTGCATATCGTAGAGTATCATACTGCATACAATCGATGCACGGTGTGACCCCTCGACTCATCAATGATATATAGTTCATTTTGTGTACCTCCTATATTTCTACTTCAATCCAGCGTGCGCCGATAATAATGCCGTTTTGCAAATCTAACTCTAGAACTCGTTTTGTACCACCAGAACCTCCTGAGTAGCATTTTGGTCGCAACAATCCACCATCTGGCCAAGATAGAGAAACGATATTAAACACCGCACCTCCACCAGGATATGCCGCACCACCTTGATTCTGCCCCATCCATTGACCGTTGTAATACATGGCAACGTGACCATATCCTCCTCCGTATGCATTGGTCCATACTCCAATATCACCGTTTTGAGGATTACCTGTCACAATATCATGATTGTTCAGAATTCCATTACTGTTCCTCTGCTCCCATAAATCACGGGCTCCTCCGGTAGCAGTACAATGAATCGGATTGTACCCTAGCCATTGATCATAGAACGCATATCCGTCCCAGCACTGAGCACCGTAATATCCGTCAACATCATGACCGGTGCCGTTATACGTATCGATAAACGTTTGAAATGACTGCGCCATCAATTGACTCCTGTAACGATCCCTTTTTCAACAGTTAATGAATTTTCGACTCTGTATGTTCCGGTCAGTCCGCCTTTTCCATTAATCGTAAGCACGGGTGTTCTGATTTGGATTGATTTATCATTTCCGCTTCGAGTCAAGAATATACTGCAGCTATCATCCCCGCTGAATGGAACAATATTAATTGACCCCGATCCATTATTGATATTCCCCCACATGTTGATTACTGGTTTATTATCTGTTCCTGAATCAAGAGGTCCAACTGTGATTCCTGATGCTGAAAAGTTACCATCCGTAGCTTGTGTACCTAAATATAACCAATTTCCTATACCAACATCTTTATAGGTGTTCAAGATTCCCTTGAACTCTCCGTCATTCATGACTAGCTCTCCAGTCTCCATGTTTAAATAGAATGTTCCATTCAAATCCGAAAGAATACCAGTGATTATATAATCAGCATGAATCGAACGATAATCTATAGCGGTTCCCCATTTCCAATCACTGCCGTCTTCTGTTCTCTCCATTGCAAGCATCAAGCCCTGTGTTCCCAGACACAATGCACCATAGGAAGGAGATTCTGGATCTGTATCTTGCATCAAGATTGCTTTAACTTCTGTTTTATTCGCCCTGTCCTTTTGTGCCATCAACACGGCATTGGCAGCACTGATAACACCTTGCACTTTTTCTGCAATTACCGTATTTGTTTCTACATTTATTACTTTTTCAACCGCCGTCTTAACTGAATCGACATCATCAAAATAGTTATAAGATAATTCTCCTATTTCTACAGAATTGACTTTTTTCAAGATTGCATCCCAGATTAAACGAACAACCCTGGTTTCAGATACAACATCAATGCGTTTGTTTCGACAGTGAACCGTATCACCCAGGCACACCTGTTCAAGTTCCTTTACATCTTCATATTCCTTTGAATTTTGCAAAAGAAAAACATTGATTTCCCCACTTACAGTAGGTGCATCAATGCCAAGTTCAAACTGCTCCTGTGCTGCATTCCGTAAAGCTGCGTCCAGTTGTTCCTGTGTATCACATACGATGATGCCATTTTCTTCATCATCTTCCTGTGCATCTTCACGCATCTTGATATTACTAAATTCCATTGCCTTTTTATGGACAATTCGATATTTATCAAGATTTGGACTGTCTACGACACCATTATTTGTCATAGTATGGCCGTTATAAGCTTTCGGTTTGATACGAGTTACGATATCTCGCATATCTGTACTGATATGCATGCCATTCATATTCTTTCCGTAACGAATCTCTACATTTCTGTCAGATCCAACACGATTATTTACTGACACATGAAAATTATCAAAATATATTTCTCCACCCCACCTTGAGATAAAGGAATTTTCATCTGAACCATTTAACGCCTCCATCAGGTTTTTGTCCACATAATAGGCTGTCGATAATCGCAATATATCCGATGATCCAGTGTATTTAGAATTTGTGATAATTGAGTCCAATGCACCCTGACCATTCGTATCGGTCGGGCGTTTATCATCAATCCAGCAATCATCCATACTGTCATAGAAAATATGTTCCAGATCACATGTAACACCCTTATTATCATCAATATCATAGTTAACGATACGATACAGTTGTTTTTTTCCATCGGAAGCCGGTACTTTTATAACCGCATCATCCTGTATCCACTTCCACCTTCCATCCTCATCTAATGGATGATCTAACGATCCTAACCAGTCTCCATTCAATGTTGAATCTAAAAGACATTTGGTAGGAGTCAGTACAATATCACCGTTTTGATCATAATTGGTGTTTCCTTTTTTATATAATTGAATCATGGATGCAACCACCTCCAGCGTGGTTTTAAAGTTAAAACAAATCCAGGAGATATCGTAATTGTATTCACTCCTGGATTTAAATAATAATCTTCAAAATCACCATTTATAAGGGTATTAGCTAGATTTTTTGAAGACGCCAATATTACTTCCTGACGTTCTGTATCAATGCAAACCGGCTCTGTTAAATCTAAATCTAATGTGTTTCCATTGACTGTCAATGTACATTTTCCTGTTCCTTCAATTCGGTAGATTGGTTCCGATACGCTATAAATGTTGATTATTTGATTATTCAATACATTTATGAATCGATCACCATCTTTTTGATATACTCCGGGATCACAAGTAATCGTTAACTGAAATTCGATAGAAATATCTGAGTATCTATCATAATCACTTATTTCAACATGTTTTATCCTGAAATAGCTCGACTCCATGCCTTCCAAAGATAAGCACTTTGATTGCATAAGACGACTTATGAATTGTTGATATTGTAAATCAACGCTTACCGCATCAATTAAAGTGATATCGCAATCCATCGTTATGATTGTGTCGCTATAGGTGCCATCTGTACTGGTCAGTGTACCTTTTCTTCCTGGGATGGAAATTTGTGTATAATTTGGTGATCCATATTGTATCGTTGGATAGCTATCAATTATACGCACTCCGTAGGATGCGCTATAGATCTGATCTGTTTGAAAAGTATATTCTATCATTTCTTATAACGCCCCTTTCCTTTCTGGTCGCGACTGATCTTCTTGATCGTTGCCTTCGTTGTTTTCTCAACAAGCGTATCACTATCGACTACGAACTGATTATTGATAATGATTGGTGCATCATCCGTAGAGCCTGTATCCGTACCATTAGAATCATCAATATATGCGGCTGCAGGATGATCGTATGCCCTGCCCTGTGCAGAGGATACGAATCTAGATGCCACTTCCTTCTTGCTGGCATCAAAGGCCGCCTGTGTCGATCTTGTGGCTGCCTTTTCCAGTTCCGGTGTTTTCTCATCAAGGCCCTCTGCCTCGCCTTCGACCCAGTTATAACCAATTTCTTTTTTGGCCCTTCTGGAAGGAGAGTGAATGCCGAGCCAACCTAAGACTGAATCAAAAGCTCCTTGAACACAGCTTACCGCTTTGTCAATCAGCCATGATCCCATGCTTGCAATACCATTTCCAATGCCTCGTATTATATTCATACCTACATCCAGCCAATCAATATTCTGGATATAGTTGATCATATTCGATACGACATCACCAAGTCCTGCAATCAAGGATGGTATTGCACTTAATATACCTTTTATCAATTCGCCTAACAATTGCACTCCAGTAGTTAAGATATTAGGTAAATGCTGGATCAATGATCCTATGAAATTAGCAATAATCGTTGGGACTTGTCTAACAAGCTCCGGAATACTATCAACGATACCTTGTACTAAACTCAAAAATAACTGATTGGCCGAATCCCATAGCTTTGGAAGGTTACTAATAAGACCACTTACAAAATTGGCCACCGCTTGAACTGCCAGTGGTATCAATTCCGGTAATTTAGCAGATATACTATCAAACAATTGACTAATCAGCTGGACACCGCCAGCAGCTATTTGATAGCCATTCTCTGACAACGTAGTTAAGAACTGTTGAATCACTAATAATGCTGCATTGATCAAGGATGGCAATGCCATAGCAATTCCTTGTACCAGTGAACCTAATATCGTTGTCGCAGTATTAAAAACAGCTGGTAACTGTGAACTCATACCGTTCAAAAGATTGGTGATGACCCCTGCCCCAGCTTCAAACATTCCTTCAAGACCGCCCTCTTCGAACGCACTTGAAAGGGTTGATAATGCTTCATTGGCCGCCGGAAGAATACTGTTTGTCATCTCTTCCGAGATTGGTTTCATGATATCGCCAAGCAGTTGCTGTGCATTGTCTTTTAAAGTAGACATCTGACCTTCAAAGGTCTTGGATTGTTTCTCCATTGACTGGAAATACTTTCCACCTTCAGAAGTTGCTCGCTCCATCGATGCTGTGATTTCATCAACAGACAACGTACCATTGGAAATACGATCGTATAAGCTTTCCATTGATTCCCCTGTACTTTCAGAAATTTCCTGAAGAGGGTTGAATCCAGCTTCGATCATCTGCTTGATATCCTCAAGCTGTACTTTTCCAGCTGAGCTCATCTGACCATATGCAGTGGCAATACGCGACATCTTATCTGCAGACCCCTGAGAGATATCTCCCAGCATCATCATCTTGTCCATTGCCTCATCAGCCGTGAACCCATAGTTCATCAGCAACTGTGTTGTATCGGCCAACTCAGGTAATTCAAATGGAGTTTCTGCTCCAACCTTTTTCAATTTATCGATGACTTCAGCAGCTTTTTCAGCCGATCCTGTCATTACTTCAAACGAAGTCTGATAAGTTTCAATGGATGCATTGTATTTAACACCTGCAACCGCCAATCCGCCCATTGCAGCCGTGACACCTGCAATCGCTGCAATAGATGCCTGTGCTGCTACTTTAGCAGCTGAGCTTACGGCAGAAAATCCTTTTTTCGACAGTGATCCAAGTGAATTAAAAGCGGACTTCCAGCCTTTGGTGGAGTTATCTCCCTGCTTGCTAACATTGTCCGCTGTTTGTTTGGCTTCTTTTTCTGTTTGTTTCAGACCGGTCTTGAGCCCGTTTTTATCAACGCTCACGCCAATCTTAATATCACCATCATTGCTTGCCACTCTTTCTCACCTGCCTTTGTGTGAGAGCAACTGGCACATGATGGCTCTATCTGCTCTGTTTCCCTTTATTGATTTTTATTTCGAAAATTTGTTTGCACTTCTTATTCTTACATCGCACTGTGATGCCCTGACATTCTGCATTGTCATGAATAATCATGGGCATTTCATAGCCACAGTGAGGACAGACTACTTTTCTTGTTTGTGACATTCTTCCATCCTCTTTCGAACGTACTCCTTCATCTTAGCATTTCGTCTAGCCAGTTTGACTTTTTTATCAACCTTGATCTGTTCCGTATGGATCGCATATCTTTTTTTCATGTTCTTGATGAATTTCTTCTCAGATTTTGGAACATCCTTAAGATTGACCGTTCGCCAATACATCACCTTTGAGATAAGATGATCTTCATTCAAACTGTTGAACATGGCCAGGAATTCCCACCAGTGCAGATCTCTGTCTCTTGTCTGATTCAGGTTGATACCATACTGGCTTCGGAAAGCTGCATAGATCATAGAAGCATCCTGGTCAAAATCATATGCTCTTTTACCGGAAGAAGATCCCTGACCTGTACCCGTTTCTTCACTGGATATACCACCACTGAAGAAATACAGAAATTGACGCATGGCTTCATCCAGATCATCTGGAACATTATCCATGTAAAAGATATTCAAGACCTCCATCATTTTCTGTTCATCGGATTTATTTGGAGCAAACAGATCTATCTCGCACAAGATAAGTGCTCTATATCCCCAGTCAACTGGCCAATCCTCTCCATTGATTTCGACCGATGTAGGAAGTGCATCGATTAGAATATTTTCCATCAATGAATTCGCTTAGTTGAAAACTGAGCAAATTTCTTCTTGTCGGATGCGATTGCCTTTAAGAACTGATCATACATTTCATTTGCCTTGAACATGTCTGTACAATCGCCAATGACATCCACCCCTGTCGTTGAAATGAAGAATTTTTTGATCATATTGATCCATTTTTCAAGGAACACATACATTCCCAGTTCTCCATCTTCCATCTTGGCCACGCTGGCCTTGATAGCCGCTTCCTCTTCACCCAGGACCTTTAATGCCTCTTCATATTTTTTGGCATCTTTCATATCATAGATGTTAAAGCTAATATTCTTTCCATTGATTCTTGTTTTCATACTAAGCACCTGCACTATACGTATATTCGGTTGGGTTGTCTCCAACTTTTCTGAATTCGACATCAATTGCAGCTGATTCACCAGCGTTTCCTCCACCATCCGAATTGATGATGATAGAAACTTTTCCCTTTTCACCTTTTCCAGTCAAAACGTTGAAGTATACATAATCGGTGATAACTTTGTTCCCAGTACCATATTTGATATCATGGCTGAAGATATAATCCTGAACTTCATCACCGATATATCTGTCGCCTGAAATTGTGAAAGATCTCTGGTTTCCTGTACGCTGCGTAGACTGTCCGGCACGAATATACGTTTTGTCCACAGTGATCGGATTCATCTGTGCATCTAGTCCTTCAATGCCAAGCTGAACAACATTGTAATCTGCTTCATCTGTGTCTGGCGTTTCAGGAGTAGTGCTAATGGCTAAAACAAAATCATCATTGGTTACCCATCCTTCATAATCCGGATTAGGAGTATATCCCTGCATCAATTCACTTAGTTTCATTCCTGTTTTCCTCCTTGTCAAAATAATTGATTCGACATTGTATCTGATATCTTGCCAGGCCTTCCTTAGGATTGATCCCAGAAAGGTTTGGCATATTTTGTAAATTTTCAATCTCCTGAATCTGGCAGTCAGGGCCAAAGTCAGGAAAGTTTTTCTTTCTGTTCTGTTCGGTTATCCAATCCATGAATTCCTGAACAAAATTCATGCATTCTAGATTCAACATGTCCAGATCCGTTGAATATGGGCGGATAATCGTGATTGTAAATCCATATACTTTTTTTGCCCCTTTAAAGTATCGCTTGATCACACGATCGGAATAATCGGTGGTCAATGCGATCTGATCGATTGATTCTGAAGAATAGTTGAACCCCAGGGTCTGTTCTGCTATTTCATCAATCTTTTGCTTAAAAAACTTATATACTGCATCATGCTTTGTCATCTTGATCTACCTTTCAAATAGTTCCTGTACGACTCCAACAGCTCATCCCCTCGTGCGACCATCATCGCTCTATTCCAGTGGCTGGTTGCTTTAGGATGCCTGAATTTTGAATACGTTAGTTTCCGTGTTGAAGGAACCTTTCCTACATTCGGTCTTGACCAGAACCTTTCTCCATCTGTAAAGGCTCCTGTCTTGTATTTAGGATCTTCGTACAATTTACCTTCCCACTGATAATGGGCATACGGGCTTATATAATGTACGATTCCACTATCTCCCTGTGTATAGGTTCGAACGTTCTGTGCCAGGACCAAGTTATCTGCAGGCACATAAGGGTCCATCAAACGTTCTGCCTCATTGGCTAAAAAGAGAAGACCAGCATCTCCTCCGGTCTTCTCTTCAATGATCGTATTTGTTGGTTTCAGCCATCGAAAACCACTGCTCATGATCAGCCTCCTAATCGAATATGTTTTCCAAATCGATAGCGTGTGTTATCACTAATCGAAGTGATACGGAATGCATCCGGCTTATATCTATGTAGCAATTGGGTCGCATTCATATCCTGCCCTATTTCATCGTTTACAGAGCCATACACAACGATATCATCCAGCGACACATCTATATCCTCTTGAGGAATTCGTACTGTGTACGTATTGCTTTTGGTAACATCCGTACCATTCTGGGATATTGTTGTTTCACATTTGTAGAAACAATTTACAATTACCTTGCTAGACCATTCTTCTTTTCGATCAACAATTACTTTGTGAAAAAGCGTAATGGTATGCGTATAGTTTGGATTTGGCATCATAGACCTCGATACATCAATCCTGTTCGGCTCAGATACTTGCTAACGATACCGTAGATAACAGAAGGTTTAGCTGAATCAGAATACTTCTCTTTCATGGCTGAGACATCATATGTAGCACTTTCCCCATCATTGGAATAAGAACTTAACGTCCCTGTTGTTCCATCTTCAGAAATACTCTCTGTATATCGATACTGCTCAAACAAATACTCAGCTAATTCACATAGACAATCTTTTACATCATTATTGATCAAAGATTCATCTTCTTTGATTCGGTCAAAAGTAAGATGGTCTAATTCCCTTTTTGCTTGCTTTATCCAAAAAAGAAAATCTTCATCGCTTAAAATTGGAGTGCGATTCATGAGATACATGTCGATATAGTAATGATAATCTACATACATCACTGCATCAGTCCTGCCGTCTTCAAAGCCTGGATGATAGCATTGATTGCAGTTTTGTTAGCATTAGCTAAGGTTACGATGGCCTGAATCTCTGCTTGTGTATAAGCTTCCCCCGGTGCAGTAGCATCGGCAGCAGAAACAGGCGATACAGAAGTAGCCGGAGTGAATTCACTCTCCGGGATATCCGGCTTGGTGTAATTGTCGGCAATATATTGGATGACCTCGGCATTTGTATCCCCGGGGATAGATGAAGCCTCACTGTCAAGCAGTTTGGCAGCAAGAGCTTTTAATGCATTAACATTAGACATAGATCATTCCTCCTTGTTAGGCAGCTTCTTTGACCAAGGTTACTGTTTTTGTAACTTCAGATGCATCGACCGCAATATCAATTGTCTGTGCAATGTATCCTTTCAATGTAACCTTTGCCTGATAGTTACCTTTGCGTAAGTTGAATGTTGCCAATCCAGAAGCATCTGTTTTCAAGATGGCTCCGTTTAGATTCACTTTGGCATCTTTCAAGTTTCCACCAGAGTCTTTTACAGTGATCTTAACTGCCTGAGTTGTAACAGGAGACGCTGGTTCAAGATAAGCGAAAGCACATCCTGTACGGTCTTCATTCAAGCGAGTTGCTGGATTTGGCAATGCCCATCCCATACGGAATACAACACGCAATGCAATCATATCCTGCTGTGCAAGGTTGTATACGATTTCCTTTGTCTGTGGATCCTGGATGATACCCTGATCTAAGATCTTAACTGTAACATCCTGACGAATTGCATATACTGCCTGAGTGAAGTCACCAGCAACCAACTGTGCAATATCAGCAAAGAAAGATCCGTTCTGAGGGAATGTCAATGGTGTTCCATCCAAAGAATACTGAACCGTGCTCTGTGGATCGCGCATGAAGATTGGGTTTCCATTCGCATCTCTCAAACCACGTAATTTAGATTTGAAGTTTAATGGTGCGATTGCTCCAGATACACCATATCCATCATTTTCAACTTTAGAGAACACTCCATCTTCACCAAGGATCAGATCAAAATAATCTTTTCCATCAGCTACTGGAACATTGTTTCCTGCCTGTCTTGCTAAAGTGATGATATCGTTCTGCCATTCTGCTGGCTTGTTATCACCAAAGATGATGGCAGCATCGACACGTTTACCAATGGCTTCATTAACACGTGGAGTAACTTCACCCATGATATCAAATTCTGCATCATCCAATACAGCTTCAGGAATTGGTACAATAACCGCCAACTCAGCTGCAGTGATAAATACGTTATCCCATGCTTGACGGCTTGTCTGTTTCATTCCTGTATCACCATTAACCCAGTAAGCTTCAGGTAAGAAATCCAATACACGGATACGTGTCTGATTGGATGTCATGTTTGGCAACTTACGTGCCATGCTCATGAACACTGACTGTTTTGGCGCATCTTGAAAGATATTCTGTACTACTTGTTCGCGGATAATCGCTTCCGCATCTTGTCTATTTACGATATTTACTGGCATTTATATTTCCTCCTTATAGTTTTCCAAACGCTGCTCTAAGAGCTTCATTTGCCTTATCCTTGCTTGTCTGTACATCATCCGGATTGGTTCTTGTTGAACCTACGACAAAAGGTGTTTTTCCAAAGTAATTTGCATTGTTTTCTTTTAGGTCCTTGACGATATTCTCACCATTTTTGATTTCCCCTTTGTCATCCAGTTCCAACTTGTCGACTCCCCCATATTTGTACAGCATATAGTCCCGGTCCTTGCAGTCGTCTCCCAACAATGAAAAGAACTTTTCCTTTTTGGACTTGTTCGTGTTGTCTTTCTGCAGACCTTCATATTTCTGTTTCCAGTTATCACGGTCCTGTTCGATTGATGCAAAATCACGTTTTTCTAGTTCCTGGATTCTTCCATTTGCATCTTTTAGCTGCGTAGCTTTCGCATTGTAATCTGACTTTGATACAAAGTGTTTACCGATATAGGCTGTGATACCTGATTCCTGTTCGGATGTCAGTTCGACACCCATTTCCTTAATGTCATCAATTAAACTCATTTTTCTTCAATCTCCTTTTTATTCCGGGCGGTACCGGTACGATCTACACAATTTATTCCCTTGTGATCGGGTAGGGACCTTTTTACGTCATATCCAGGACAAAATAAAAACGACCTAAACACTGCTTAGATCGTCCTTAATAAATTTAGGTAGTTTTCTTTTCCTGGGCGGGTCTTTCACATACACCGTCTCCTTTCTCGTCTTGCCACAAAAAATGCAGGTATGGATTATTTTTTCCACCCTGCATTTCTGTTGTTGATCATAATAACTTGTCTTGATCTGACTGTTCCAAATGTGATTGCACATATTACTCTTCAATACTCTATTTTACTCTTTGCTACTCTTTGAACACTAAAAAAACACACCTGTTACAGTGTGCTACTTATTACATTACTATGCACTAACCAATTCTATTTTTTCAACATCCGACAAAGGTATAGTTCTTACAAATCCCTCATCCTTATGAAAAATTTCTAACTCTTCTACTTCCTCTGGGTCACCCCATGTTGTCGATTCCCAAAATACACCTACATCAAAAGTACCATCACTACATGTCACTTTGACAGACTTATTGATATACTGTTGGAATTCTTCATATTGCTTTAAATCCATAGGTTTCATTTATTTATAAGCCTCCTTCTTTGACATATAATCAGGCACTATATGATATCCGTATCGTTTTGAATACTTGATTTTAAAAACCGACGTTTCTTGTTCTTTTCCAGTAAAGTTATTAACAACCACTCCAATAATCTTGTCATTCGTCAGGATTATTTCTTCTTCTTTCCATTTTCCATTAGAGTCGTATGTGTTGATTCCTTTTTGTGCATACTGATTAACGATTTCCTTAATCTCTTCTTCCGATATTGTTAAATATGACGGCTTTACCTTTTGGTTTGATTGTTTCGTAGCATATTCATTTGTGCCCGGAATATGCTTGTTCTGCCTTCCTTTAGCAATATCCATCTTATATCCTGATATATCTTCTTTCTTTGTCAAATAAATTATATCATTTTTATCATCTTTTTTCTTTAATTTGATTCTTACAATACCATCATTCCCAGTAAAGGTCTCTGTTTCCTTTTTGATTTTCTTACTTGATACCTTTATCTTTCCAAGTCCATCGTTGTAGATGCGTTCTCTTTGCGTAGGAAGTCCCATCTTCTTAGTAAAATCATTGTATCTGGATATGGTGTTCTGGTACCTTGCCTGTTTAAGGATCAACATATCCTTTGTTGCCTCATCCGCATCTTCAAGCCCTCTTTCCAAGAGACGTATATCCTGTCGATACTTTCTGGCAGTTCGTTCCAGGTACCTCTGTTGCTGCAAAGCTTCATAGGTCGTGTATTCCTTGCCGTTGTAAAGCTTTTTCTTGTTTTCTTCAGCAATCATTTCTTTCAGTTCATCATCTGAATATGTTCTGACCGATACACCTGGAATAAACGGCCTGTATGTGTGATAGCAATTGGCTCCACAGAGTCCTGTAACAGAACCCAGGCCACACTTGGTTACAAGTTCTTCCTTTGAGTACACACGGCCTTGCCACACCTGATGCGCCGGTCTAGCTCCTACGTGATAGGATATCTCAAAATAGTCTGTTCCAATTTCCTGTGCTGTTTGCTCATTGATTCGGCCCTGTATCTGTCTAAATCCGGTCAGCACTGTAGTTCGAACATGGGATACCATACCTCGATGTGCTCCACTTTCAAAATCAATGATGCGGACTCCGGAAGTGGTCATCTTGTTGACCACTCTTTCAAGGACCTGTTCATAACTGAAAGCACCGCTTGAAATATCCAGGATTGCCTGATCCAGCTGTGACTGATAAAACGTTTGAAGCGGAGTAGCTATCAACTGACCATTTGGCTGTCGCAACACAAAGCCAAGTGATCTGGCCATTCCTCCAATGGTTTCATACGTCTGATCATGGATACCACTGACCAGCTGCTGCAGTTCGATATTGTCTTTATAAGGCACCTGCTCAAGACCTACAGTCTGAAATTCTCTGTAATGTCCATAATATTCTTTATAAACTTCATCATCAAAGATTTTGTCCAGTTTTATCTCTGTACCTTTCAGTGCCTCTTTAAAATACTTAGCCACATCTTCTTCAGCAACACCAAGAGATCGTAATCGATTCATCAGATAATCCGATGAAGCACCAGAGAAACCATTTTCTTTAATAAGATCGACCATTTTTTCCATGATTTTGATTTCTAGCTCTGAAAACATTTTAGCGATATCTTCACCAAAGTTTTCAATCTCACCATACTTTTTCATGTTATTCCGTCATGTCATCGATCAATGCGGTCTGGTCATTCATGCCAACAGCTTTCTTAGCTTCTTCTTCGGTTTCACCAAACCATTTCATGCGGTATTCCCACAGCTGCATGGCTCCCATAGCTACATCCGAACGATCTGTCTGTCTTTCTTTTTCTGTGTCTACGACCAGGCTGTCATCCCAGATAAAGGAAACTCTGTGAGACCCTTGAGGAACCAGATCGTAAATGGTACACCAAAGATCCATTGCATCAATATAATCTTCAAGTGCATCCTGCAATGCTTTCTGACAATCCGATACAAAGGTGTAGGACCTTTGCTTTGATGTCTTAATTTCTTCGGCTGTTTTTGCCTCATTGTTTGGATCGCTCAACGTTCCGTATGCCAAACAGCAGGCAAATTCAATTCTGCGCAGCTGCTGGTTCAATCCATTAAAATAGGAAGTATCTCGAATTTCCGGAGAAAAAGCTTCAAGCAATGGCTTATCCACGGCTCCCTGCGAATACTCCATTGCTCGATACAGTCTGCCTTTTCCACCAGGATACACAAGCTTGTCCTGATTCTTGTCATACTTTAGCAAGGATTCTCCTATGTGAATGGCTGTTTCTTTAGATTCGAACTCCCATGAAATTTGTGAATATCGATTATCTGCCTCATGTATCAGATCTGTTCCGCGTGAAAAGCACGACACTCCCAGAGGACTATCTGCATCCTTATTGTTGGCCAAAGGCACTTTAAAATATCCTATCGGAAGCTTTGTGACATTCTCTATAGTGATTTCTTCAGCAAGGCCTGACCATCTTTCGGTAGATTCAAGACTGATCTCACTACCAAGGATGCCATCCGTATCCGATTTGAACGCCCGGTTTCGAATGGTCAGTCTTGTTCCTTTCAACTTGTGGTATTCGACCCTTGTATAGATCGAATTGGCCTTTCTGTACTGCTCGACAAAACAGATACGTGTAATATTTCCTGAATCATCAAACGTGATGGGAAAGAAACTGTCTGCCTGTACAATCTGTGTTGCCAGTCCATTTTCTGTGACATACGGTTTGAAAACAATGCCACCTTTTGCACAGGCCAGTTCCGTAAACTGTCTAAGCTTACGAATTTGCTTCTGATAATGAGAATCTAAAAAAGTAGCTCGAGAACTACCTGTTATCTTTGATTCCATTTCCAGTGTGATCAAACGGGCCAGCTCGCTCGATATTGCAGAGGGAAGGCCCATGCTTTTTGTATCCTCATTGATCCAAGGTGCTCGGTCCTTGAACATAAGTGACCACAGTTCTATCTGACGGGATGTAACATCGGTCATGGCAAATGTGATCTGCTCATCTTTTTCAAGCACCTTTGTCAATGCTTCATACATTTTTGAGTACCTCATTTACTACCTCCTATCCATATCGAATCAAATTGCTGATCTCTCGTTCAATCGTATATTCAAAACTGTCCAGACTGTCGATGTCGGTTGATCCATCATCCAGTCGAACGTTCTTGGTTAATTCGTCCGGGTCCCATACTGCCTGGCACAATGCATTTTCCAAGCTTTTGCAATTGTCCGCATCATAGAAAAAACGATGCTGTGCCATCAGTATCGAAGTTGCATTGATTCGGTCATTGATGGTTGTTTTCAACGCATTTTCAACTCGAATCCATGCCAGTCCATGTTTTCTCAGACTGCTTCGAATGCCTGCAATCAATGTCTGTTCGGCACTGTCGGCATAGACCCTTGTAATAAATCCATATCGAGATATAACCCTCTGGCAGAAGTCACAGAACATGTTTCCCAGCATTTCAGGATCTATCTCTATCGTGTTTCCAGATGCATCTTTACACCCGATCCACTCACTGGCAATGGCCACCACATGATTGTATCCTCGTGTAATCGCGGTTGCCGTAAAGGAATGACCAGAACCGGAACCACCAAAGTCGATTCCTACATTCAAAAGCATAATGTCTCTGACCTTGTCACCTTTGAACTGATAGGAATACTGCTTAGTTGAAACATCATCTGCAAAGTGACGATAGATCAATCCGGATGCAATCACACGCATTCCTTTGATGTCACGCATGTACCAAATACTGTTTGGATCGTATCGGCTTTCTATAGCTTTCAAACGCTCTGGTGTAATCGTGATGTTGTCATAAATCGTACAGTGCATGTAGTTGTACCCGCCAGGGAATTCTCCTGCGTTCTGCAGATCTCTGTACTTGTCGATATACTCCGTGTAGATCGGATGTTTCGGATTGTCTGGGTTCAAGTCCCAGAATATCTTCAAACGCTTTGCAGCAAGGAGTCGGTTATTTGCCTCCTTGATCGTGTTGTCATGATGCAGGTTGATCTCGGTAGCAATCCACATGCCGTAGGAGTTACCACGAATCTTTTTAAAGGAATCTTCTTTGGCTGCTCCTGCAAAGATCACAACTTTTTCAACACCGCCTGTATCCGGCCCCTTGATAAAAAGAGCTTCATTGTCTTTGAATTTTCCCCAGTGGCTCTGCCCTCTGAAGATGTTCTCCAGGCCAAGGCCATTGCAAACGCCAATGTTTAGCTTAGCGTTACCAACTGTTGAACCAGTGGCCAGGTGAATACGATCCGGTGTCTTTTTCAATTCATGGGCAAAGGCAAAAACGTTGTCAACGGTCTTCCCGGCACGTACAGCACCTTCTGCAACATTGAATTCACATTCGCTGCATTTGCGAATATAATCCTTATGCTTTTGAGAAAATTTATACTCAAGTCTTTTCTTCCGTTTGACCTGTGCCATAAATCTCTCCCTCTATTTCACTCATATCTTCAATCTCTTGACCCTCGCCAGTAATCTTACCAGTTTGTGCTTTCAATTGATTGATACGTGCTTTCTGTTCTTCTGTAGCAAGCTCCCAGTTCTTGTGCAGCAGTTCATCATACTGCTTGATCATCGATTCCAGGGTTTTCATGGCCCTGGACTGTGCCGACATAAAGTTTGCCTGTTTGTCCCATGCTTGTTGAACATCATATGAAACTACATCATCACCACGCATTGATACTTCTTTTGTCATATCGTTTTTGTCGTGAACATACATGATGTTCTGCGCTCTGACGATGGCTGCCATCTGCATCTGTATGTTTGCCCAGAGGATGTCCAAAGGATCTTCAGGCATCTCACCGATGATCTGATTTACTTCTTCCGGGAGCCATTTGGCAAAAAACCCATGCTTTCTTGCATTTTGGTTTTCGTCTTTTTTTGGAGTCCTGCCGGAAGCGTTCTTGTTCTTAAGGGGTGCACCCTTTTTGTGTTTAGGGGGTGCACCCTCTTTTTTGTTCCAGTGGCGCTGCTTCCATGACTTGACGGTATTAATTGAGACGTTGTATTTCTGCGCAATATCCTTTCGCTTCATACCCGCCTTATAATCTTCATAAGCCAGTTCCCAATTTTCCTTCAAGCCACATCACCACCTCCGATTTGTTTGTTTTGCAAAGAAAAAGCACCAGGACTTATCCCTGATGCTTTTCAACACTATCATTTTATCATGTTGACAAGGTTAGTTTACTAACTCTTACATTTTTTTGATTAAATTTAGAACTTTCTTATATGGATTCTCATATCCATGATCGCTGACCAGTCTTGTATAGGAAACACCTCTGAAGAATGCATCGATGAAGTCCAGTTCTTTATGATCACATACGATTTTAAGCCGAGCATAGTAGTTCTCGGCTTTTGCTTTTAATTTAGCAAATTCATTACGTTCTTCAAGCAGCTGCATTTCATCAGATAACAGTGAATTCACAATCGAAGCCTTATCTGTACTTGATTGAACTTTTGGTTGATCCATGTTCCCATTTGGGCAAGATGGTTCCTGGACAGATTCAATTTTCTGGTTGATATGCCTTAGATCTTCATCGATTTCACGTAATATTGTTTTATACCTTCTGAGACTCTTTATCTCATGAAGGATATACTTTGCTTTGTCATCTGTCATCTGGTTACCTCCTGTTATCTAATTTACCTAATACAGCGATAATGCACTTCAAGCTTTTCATTCAGATTCTTGTTTGTCTGCTTCAACCCATAGTTTTCTCTATACAGCTCTTCATATCGATATTCTAGGTTTTTATGCTTGGCTTTCAATCGATTATGAGCTCTTAATAATCTTGTGTACTTGAACTCAACCTCAGCTATTTTGTCAGATAATTCTCGTATCGTTTCATCTTTCGTCATCCTTTAACTCTCTTTCTGTTCCTGGCACACACTGAACCATCGATGTCCCATATCCATGATCTTCAACGATATACATGGCCAGACCCTCATAAACTAATTCTCCCTGGATCTTCTTCCCACCAAGGGATGTCGCTTCATATTTCATAAAATTCCTCCAAAAACAAATGTAAATAGCCAGATCGGCAATATTGCTAATAACCCAAAGAAAAACATCAAACAAAACAGCAAAAATAAGAAGATAATGATCCATACGATCAACGCCATAACGTCATACCACTTCATCGTATCCCTCCTGGCCTGGCATTGGGCCGGAGTCTTCCAGCAATGGAAAACTGATTATTTCCATCAGCCAGAATGCCAGAAGCACGATAATCAGAGGAAAAAATTTTTTAATCATTTTTACGCTCCTTTCGAATTTATCCGAGTTTATCTGAGCTCTTCCACCCTGATCAGGATGCCAGGCACCTTTGAGTAGACCTTCTCTACATGCTCATCCACCACCAGGGCATCATCTTTCCAAAACCTTAGGGCGGTCATGCTGTCTTTTAAAAGTTTCTGCAGATTGTCTGTGTCAGGCTTGCTCGTTCTGTAGGTCCCGGCCGGATGCTTCTTATCTTCCAGAAACTGCCAGCTTACCTCCAGCTTGATCGGTCCTGCCATCGGTTCATCCGGCATATGCGGTATCAGACCATCTGTCAGCTTTACCTTGGTTCGATTCACCTCTGGCGGATCATAGAAGTATGGCTTTCCATTTCGAAACCCAACCTTATGCATCTGTGCAGTAGAAGTTGGCGGTATCATCGGCATGAAAAACTCAAGCATCATAGTGTTCTCCATCATCCTCGAAAGCACTATCGAAAGTTTGCTTGATCATTCTAAAAAAACAATCTGGGCAAATATCCTGATTCATAAGGTCTGACTCTTTTGCCAAAATTCTTACACCATAGCGGATACCATATTCATTTATTTTTTTGTAATTTTCAGAGTCAAACTCTTGACCACATTTTCTACAAATTTTTTTGCTCATTTTTTACCCCTCTTTCATCTCGCGCGATAGTCGTGTATGTGTGTATAAGAATGTCCGCAACGCTAAGCGGACTTCGTATACACCTCACGACACACACGAACACGAAGTTTATATTTATATAAAGGATTTCGTGGTGGCACGAAAACCAAGGATTTCGTGTCGTGGTGGCACGACACACGAAGATACGAGAACCAAGGATTTCGCGGATTTTTGCTCACACGAGATCCAAGGATTTCGTGGAGTGGTGGATTAGTCTCCAGGTCGGATGACGTACCCATTTTTGACCGAATATCCTGCCTGTTTGACCCAGCTTCGAATCGTGCTGTCCGGCTTGTCAAACTTGGCCATGAGGTCCTTTATCATGACCGGATCTCCGTAATTTTCTAAATCTATGAAGTTGTCGATAGCGATCTTTTTATCGTTTCTTGACTTCTGTGCTTTCTTCTTGGCAGAGTCTGAAGCTTTCTTCCACAAAGGTTTTGCCTCTTCCGGATTGATGTCTTTCAGCACCCCTGTATGATCCCAGTGATGCACCGGATAGTCGAACCAAAGATTGACCGGTTCGAAGCGTTTGAACTCACGCAGGGTGCCTTCAATGCGCCATGCTGTACGAGCCTTTGTCTTTGCCCTTACGTCCTTCAGTTCCTCCGTGATCTGCTTGTACTGCGGTTTTAAAAGGTCCCTGCACCACTCCAGCATCTTTATCTGACTGAACTGATCATCAATCGGTATCTGGTCCTGCAGGTTATATCTGCGCAGCCATTCCATGCAGAACTTGCACACTGCTTTGTTTTCTTCCTGCTCTCTGACCGCATCGGATACTTCCAGTTCGATAAGGTCCAGAAGTGCATCCGGGTCTCGAGCGAATACTCCAGAACCACTGGCACGGTCCATTGATCGTTTGCCTCCCTGCGCTCCCTTTGAATGATGGTGACAGTAGATCACCGCACACTCAAGCTCGGTACATACCTTGTCAAACTGATTACAGAACTTGGCCATCTGATCCGCGCTGTTCTCATCTCCCGTGATGACCTTGTAGATTGGGTCGATAATGATGGCTATATAGTTCTTTTTTGCTGCACGTCTAATGAGTTTAGGTGCCAGTTGATCCATTGGTACCGATTTACCACGTAGGTTCCAGATATCAATGTTATTAATATGATTAGGTTGAAGATGCATAGCTTTGTACACATCATCAAATCGGTGCAAGCATGAGGCTCTGTCAAGTTCTAGGTTGACATACATTACACGTCCTTGTTTACAATCCCATTCTAGCCATTTTGAACCTTCTGCTAGAGCAATCGTTAATTCTATCAATGCAAAGGACTTACCTGCTTTAGATGGGCCAGATATCAACATCTTATGTCCGCAGCGTAAAACTCCTTTAATTAGCTCTGGAGAAAGACTTGGCATCTCGTTCCAAACATCGGCCAGGTTCTCAGGATCTGGAAGATCATCATTGACCGATTCGATCCATTCTTCCCATTCGTTCCAAGATGACTTACCGATATTTGTATCGATCAAAAACTGCTTATTCTTTCCTCGCTTGATACCCGGCATTCTGGATAAACGGCTTGGGTTCTTGTTTTGCTCATCGATGATTAGACCGTTCTTTTTACATATCTTATATAAGAAATCTACACGCTTACGGTATTCTTTATTGTCGGCTGCATCCACCTTTACGATAGCGTGAATGGACTTTCCACCACTGTACACTAGACAAGCTACTGGTAATTCTAATTCACGTATCAAGGCATTCTGCTTGGCCAGATCCATATCATCACATTCAACCAATGCATATCTAAACTCTGTTACGTTGGAATTCTTACACCCGTTACCATCCAACGGATTGAAACGGATCCATGCACCTGCTTCTTGATCATAGTCTCCCATGACAGCCCCAAGATCACCTTTACAACCTCTTAGCTCAGAAATAAGTTGACCAGCTGTCTTTTTGTAAGAACCTTGTGTAGGTACATGTTTTCCATCTTCATTTACCCAAGATTTTGTAACAAAACCTACAATGTCCTCATCGTTAAACAACGTTTCCAGATACTTTATTAACTCGTTTACTGGTTTCCACTTTCGTCCATCTGGTTGCTCGATAGGTAATACCTCTACATTGTTTGAATCTACTACCACATAATCGTCAGAAATCTCGTCATCCCAACCAAGAGCTATTGTTTCTTGTCTTATTGACGGAACATATCCTCGATCATAAGCCATCTGATAAATTGTTCCACCAGTAACAATATTTCCTGATTCTTCCTTGAATGATTCCCATTTAGATCCGCACTCTCCAGGATGGTATCGAGCAGAGTCTTTCTGACTCCACTCTTCCCAATCCCAGGCACTGAATCCTTCATGTTTCAACGCCATTCCAACATTGACCCATTCCTGATAGTTCAATGTTGAAGGATCAATATACTTAAGTAGTTCTTTAATATTACTTTCCATTTTGATTCTTCCTTTTATATGTTTTATTCATCATTCTTGCAAGAACTAATCCACTTCTCGTTATAGTTGGATCCGATGATATAAAATTATGTCGATTCAGATATAACCTTTCCGCTTTTGTAATAACTTCAAGATTATCCTTACTGAAATTTTTGACATTTCCATCCAGGAACATGACATCATGACCTTCAGGAACAGGACCGTTATAAAATTCATACATGATATGATGCAGAGGTTTCCAGTTAACTCGTTTGCTCTTTGGTTTTAATTGATTGTTTATCTTCACCCATAGATAACCATCTTTTAATTCCTTGACCGTCCCAACAGGAACTGTGTTATGAGGCATCTTCCCCGGTTTAAATCGAGTTGGCTTGGATCTTTCGATCATTTCCGGGCTCATGTAGTCTACTAATCTTTTTCCTTTGTTTTTTGGTACGATCCCTTTTTCAAACCATCCTGTGATACCGCTGTTTAAATGATTATTTCCGTAGAAACTGTCTACCTGCTTCGGAGTCATATCATAATCAAATTTTTCTTTGATAAGTTCTGACATCTTCTTGTGACCGGTCCCTTTATAGTTTTCAAATATGAAATTTCTAATTTCTTCCGGATATTTCCTATGCTTTTTATGATCCACGAATTCCCAGCAATTTTTGCCTGACAAGATTCGATGATTGTTCTTGTAGTTCTGAATTTGGACTCTCGTAAAATGAGCATTGAATCTCTCATTGAGGGCATCTACACATTCTTTCGTAGATCTTCCAGGAGCTATTTTTCTTAAATAGGCATCCTGTTCATCACTTAACAACTTTTTCATGTCTCTGTTCCAGCATCTCCGGGAGCTGTGGTTTAGGCGCCTCATACCCATATTCCTGGATAAACTTCTGTGATTCCAGCGCCAGCTTGGCATTGTCAATGATATTGGTTGCCAGCCCCTCCATAGCTCTTGCACGACTTACTTCTTTCTTTAGCTGCTCATCTGTCAGATCATCATCGTTCAGACGTTCCATCTGTTCAAATAGATGATTATTTAAATCGATCAATTTATTTTTCATGTTCAACTTCCTCCATGTCCCTTGGTTTTCTTCCCTGTGGCATGATGCCATTTTTTATTACCATTGCTAACTAGAGCTCTCATTTCCTCGGTCGATGGCATTTGTAACGTTTTTGTTACATTTCCAAGGTTCCTGAAAAGATAATTCAAAGCGCATCTAGACTGGTCGCTCCCGTTGTATCTTCCTAGAACCACTGTTGACTTTGATGCAGCATTAGCAATGAGAGCCACAACATCTGTGCCAATGCAATAGATATCAGCTACATGATCCGTATTAACGATGCAATCTTCCATGTTACTAATAATCCACATTTAGATAGCCTCCGGTTTAAATTCGGCCGGCTTCACACCTTGTGGAATTCTCCACCCACATGCTGCAATGCGGTCGATCATATTGCGCGCTGCATCAAATGGCCATGTCCCCACATGCTGGAATCCTCGACTTTCCAAAAAACGAATCTGTTTAGGAGTGCTCAATCCTTCTTCCCTGCGTTTATTCAATCGATCGAGCAATAAATTTGCTTTCCCAGCATTATCGATATCATCTGGAAAAATTCCATATTTTTCTAAAGCTTTGATCTGCTTGTCAGATGCAGGAGCCATTTCCCATCCAAAGGCAGGGACATAGCTTGATAAATCTTCCGCCTGAATAGACATTTCGAACTGCAGTGGATCAACCAGCTTACGTTTGCGTTTTTTCATAGCAGCCAATTGTTCAGCTAATTTTTCTTCTCGTTCACGTTGCACATCTTCCCTGGCTGTCTGTTCTGCTTCTTCCAGGTCAATGGCCATTGGATCAATAGCTGCCTGTTTTTCCATGTTATCTGTCATCTTCTGTGCCACTTCTTCGCTGTCTGCAATTAATGACGCAGGATGACACAGCTCATGTTTTTCTGTATGCCATAAGAAATCCAATAGAAGAAGATTCTCTTTTCCCTCACAAAGCCTTGTTCCACGTCCTACCATCTGGCAGTATAAGGATCTTACTTTGGTCGGTCTCAGTACGATCACACAATCCACAGATGGACAATCCCATCCTTCTGTAAGCAACATAGAGTTACATAGAACGTTGTATTTTCCCTTGTCAAAATCTTCCAAAATTTCTGTACGGGCTTGCGTGGATCCATTACACTCGGCGGCGTGGAATCCTTCCGAATTGAGAATATCTCTAAACTTTTGACTTGTTTTTACTAGAGGAAGAAATACAACTGTTTTTCTATCCATACAATACTTTTTCATTTCCTGTGCGATTGAATAAAGATACGGATCCAAAGCTGTATCGATATCACTGACTTTGAAGTCTCCTGCTTGTACGGCAACATTGGAGAAATCAATCTTTAGAGGTATGGTCATCGCTTTGATTGGGCTAAGATATCCCTCTTTTATTGCTTTTGGCAGTGTGTACTCATACGCTAATGACTCGAAGAAATTACCAAGGTTGCGCATATCCCCTCGGTCCGGTGTAGCAGTTACCCCAAGAACTTTTGCCCCGGAGAAGTACTCCATGACCTTCTGATAGCTATTCGATAACACATGATGTGCTTCATCAACAATAATCGTGTCGAAATAATCAGGGTCAAACTTCTTCAGTCTGTTTTCATTTTGCAATGATTGAACAGAGCCTACAACGATACGAAACCAGGAACCAAGACAGGTCTGCTCTGCCTTTTCTACAGCAGTCCCAAGTCCGGTTGTCTTTGCTATCTTGTCACTGGCCTGATCTAATAATTCTCCACGATGAGCCATGATCAGTACACGGTCACCATTTCGAACACATTCTTCAGCGACTTTGGCAAACACGATCGTTTTGCCACAGCCTGTGGGAAGGACCAAGAGCGTTTTTGTGTGTCCTTGGTCCCACTCATTGAAAATAGCTTGTTTGGCTTCCTGTTGATAAGGTCTTAACTCCACTTAGAATCGACCACCTTGCCATCCTTGTGCCGGTTGCACTTTAGCCGGGTCAACAAATGATTTGATATTGTTATATTCGTTTCCATTGTATTTGCGTCTGTTGATTACCACACGACCCTCTGCACCAGGAACTTTTGTCCAGTCCATCTTGATTCGTCCGTCCGGCAATGTCTGGGCACCGATTGCTTTGAAGAATGCAAACAACTGGCCATTCGTTGACAATAAGAATAATTTCTTATCGATACGTACTTCTTCTCCGTTATAGTTAATCACGATATGTACATTGGCTGCGTTACAGGGAGGCATTTTTTCCGTCCCGTTACACTGTTCTCTGTCAAAGCCTTCCACGCGGAAAGGATATTCTCCTTCCGGCAGCAGTGTGTACGTTTTTTCTTCAACTTCATCGTCCCATCCAAGGGCTGTTCCCTGATTGTTTACAGGCTGTTGTGGTGTCTGCTGACCATATCCGTATTGATTTTGATAATCCATATTCTTTTCCTCCTATTTAAAATGGCAATGGCTGTTGATCTTTGATCATCTGATATACCTGATCCCAGGCCCCAATCAAAACGCCATTAATAAAATCGATTGGGTAATCTTTGATTGGCATGTCTTCAGGAAAATATCCACGTGCAGCGACAGCTTTTCGTACCATATCTTCTTTGACCATTTTTGGGCGCATCAAATCGATAAGAGCTTGTGGAATTCCCTGATATTCCGGGCCTTGATAGATTTCCTTAGGAAGATCTTCCGGATCTACGATTTGTGGTGGTTCCTGGTCCATGCCATCCCGGATATCAATAGGTTTTGTTTCTTCATAAGGTAAAGGATCTTTTTCTACAGGTTGAGTTGTTTCCCTTTTGGAAATAACTGAATCCGAAAATAAGTGAGCGATCTGATTGAAATCAAAATCCAGTTTATCCGGCAAATCGTCTCTGTTCTTGGCATCCCAGGTAGCAGTATGCGTGGTATACATCACACGTTTTTGACCGCCCTGTCCCTTGTTCTTTCCATCTTTGCTTTTGATCACGATTGTCTGATAGTTTGCAAACAGGATCATATCGGCCCACTCCTTTGCCATTGGAGCGGTCTTCTTCTCAAGTTTCAGTTCCCAACGGTCGTAAGTGCCCATCTCATCCGGCTGTTCAAATTTTGTAATCTTGGCATGTGCAGTTACCACTACATTGATACCTGCTTGCACCACATCTTCTAATCGATTCATAAGCTGGCCAAAACGTTCAGCCAAATATGTGTATCCTTTTCCATACCCTGCATCTTCGATACCATTCCATCCTTTTGACTGGCAAAGATCTTGAGAACACATACGTTCGGCCCAGTCCAGGGTATCGATTACAAGAGTCTTGCAAGGGCGTTCCTGTGCGACTGCCATGACCTCATCGATCAACATTGGCCAGCTTGTTGGTGCTGGCATACGTTTGACATCCAGGTTTCGAGTAGATCCTTCCGTATCGATAAACAGCGGATCAGGAAACTTGGATGCAAATGTAGACTTACCAACTCCTTCAGGTCCATATACAAGGACCTTTCGAGCATGTGGTATTTTTCCACTCGTGATATCATATCTACCCATTAGAAACTACCTGCCTTCCATGTTGGTGTGGCTGATTGAAGCAACGGCTCTGAAGCATCGGTTGCTGCATCGAATGAAGCTTGTAACACACCTGCATCTTTCACATACCCATCCTCAATGATGATCGAACATTCAGATCCAGTAGATACCCTTGTACCGATAATCTGCAGACCTTCTTTCTCGGCCCACTGACCAAATTCCTTAAGCGTTTCTGTATCCATCTGTTCCAGCTTGTCAACTAGGACCATGCCACACTGTGGATTCAGTTTTCGAACGATCGAAGTAGCTACGATTAACTGTTCTGCAGAAGACATGTTGTCCCATTTCTGCCCTTTGTAAACCAAAGCACTGTCTTCGATTGACAATCCTTCTAACGGTAGGTTTGCACCTTTTAACAGATCCATCTTGTCCTGTCTTACCTTCTTCAAGACGGAATCCTTGTTCTCCCATTCAAGCTCTGCCTGATGAGCATCTTCTTCCGCTTTCTGCTTATCAAGGTTTGCACGTACCTTGCGGTTCACTTCTTCGATTTCTCGCAGGTTGTTTTCCAGTTCTTCCGTGGACTGGTCAACAAGATCCATCGCATTGGTCTTAGCGATTGCTAAGTCATTTGTCGCTTTCTCTAACTCTTTTTGCTTGTCATTTAGACGTTTTTGTAAGCTGGCAACTTCATCTGTTAATACTTTGACCAAGTATTCAAAGTTAGATACATTCTCACGTTTACGAGCATTCTCGCCATTTTGAGCTAAAATAGCCTGCTGCTGATTGATCAATTCCTGTGGTGATACCAGCTGATCTGGTACACCGTCATAGTGAATCTGTTCCTTTGCAAACTTCTTTTTCTGATCGGCTATACGTCCAGCCATCAATCTGTCTTGATAGGCTTCTTTTTCCTGACGTTCCAGTTCCATCAGCTGCGGCCCTACTCCAATGATCTGCAGAAGAATGTTTGCCTTCTCCTTGTCGCTGCTAGCCATGAACTTTGGAACATTCAAGGCTAACTTTTCAATGAAACTGTCAAGCAATGCCTGGCCGGCTTTCTTCCCTGTGGTGTCGGTAACTTTGAGAGCGCTGTTCTTGCCTTTTCTTTCGACAACGATCCCGTTGCTTAGTTCTACCTTTAAATGAGGTGGAATCACTGACTTATCGTTTTGTGGTCGAGAGGGTTTGAATGTGTCCCCACCAAGTGCCCAGGCAATGGCATCCAGTACGGATGTTTTTCCCTGACCATTGCGACCACCTATGATCGTCAATCCATTCTGTGTCGGTTCGACTTTAACAGCCTTGATACGCTTGACGTTCTCAAGCTCTAACTGATTAATCTTTACTGTCATTTCTTCTTTCTGCCTTTCTTTTATTTGTAAAAAATCCATCTTTATAAAACCTACCTTCTCAGTAGTTTTCATACTCATGTTCTCGAACGAACAATGTTGTCTCGAGAAGACCTCCCGGAACAAAGTAGCAGTGATCGCATCCAACAAAACCACTGATCATTCGTGTGTTACCTACTGTGGTCAGTGTTCCGCAGTATGGGCATTGGATCAAAACATCCATTGGATCATCTGCATCCTTTACGATCTCAACCGGAGGCTGTGAAAGGGATATAAGTACTTTCTTCATGCTTTTAGATCCTCACTGGTCTGAGGATTCGCCCCCCCCCGAACAAAATTCTGCGTAATTCAGATGCAATCATGCTTCCAAGGATCGTATGTACTATTACGAAATCTCCAAAGCACTCTTCGTCTTTTGGAGCTTCCTTTAAAATATTTGATACAGCTTCTGCTACTGATTTTGTCAGCTTATCTTCCGTTAATGTTATTTCTTTCATCATTTAAACTCCTTTTCTTGGCTCCTGACCTACAAGCAAGACACCGGACACATGTTAGAATTTACAATATGATCACCGTTCGAATTGGCACATTATCGATTGGTATTAGCTTAAAAGACTGATTCAGAATTAAGGGGAATTCCGATGCCCTGCTTGTAGACCAGGAACGTATTGTGTTAAAATAGAGATGGATTTAAAAGGGAATCCATCAATTAAGCGCTCTCTACTTTGGTCGGTGTAGGCGCTTTTTTTAATGCGGGTTCATAGATAAATCCCGTGTATTCATATAAAAGTTTTGGTGATATGTAATATGCATATCTCCGTGAATCGTCTTCCATCTTCATGGCTGCTCCGATGGGAAGAATTTTCCTTTGTAATGCAACTCGAATAAACGCCTGATCTTTATTCATAGCGTTTGCGGCTGCTTCAATTGGAACATTCATCCCCGTGAATCTCGGTTCGTTCATATGGACACCTCCTTTCTAAAGCATCGTGAGCAACATGGATGCAGCAAGTGTTACCAAACATCCGGCGCAGAAAGCAACTGTTAGCTTTACCATGTGGCTACCTTCTTTGTCCTCTTCCTGTATCATCTCTTGAACAGCTGCATGACGATTTACATTTTCCATCATCTGATATGTCAGCCTATCATGGATCTGTTCTCTTTCTTTTTTTGTCATATTCTCATCCCCTCTCTGTGATAAAATATTCTTGGACTGTGAGGTATTTTTATGGATTATTTATTAGATATTTTCTTAGTGCTTTTTTCAACTGTTATTGGTTTTATATTCGGAATTTTCAATATAAAACTGAACACGAATAGGAAACTTTTAGATAATCAGTTAACTTTTGTTTATACACCTTTATATAGGGAGATTTGCTTTACAAATTTAGGAACTAAACCAGATAAAGTTTTAGAAATAATCAGAGATGTTATTTATACCAATTTTCAATATGTCCCTGATGATTTGTATGATATTTCTATTAAGCTTTTGAAGAAGTCTAAAAGCGCCGATTTTGATTTATGGAGTTCCATTGAATGGTCTGATTTTGTGGATTATGTTGAAAAGCAATATTTATGGATTCAACAAAGTATCAACCTTGACAAAAAAGCACAAAATCCTGATATAAAAAGATACCGTAATAAACAAATATTAAACTGTATTATCTTTTTGTTTATTTGTTTTTTTATGATTTCTTTCAACTTATTTTTAGGTGTCAAATATCTTCATATTTTGTTTAATAATCCTGAAAATCCAAATTTTGTTCTTTTTATGATTGGTTTAAATATCATTTCTTTTATTCTGATCATATATTTGATATATAATGTGGCCCAAAATTATACCCAATATATTAGCCGATAAACAAACAATAAATATTTCCATTTCTACACCTCTTCCCTATTCCTTTCTAGGATGTTGAATCTTGTTTCAAGAAACCATCAATGATTTTTTTAAGACTGTTAAGATACTCCTTATAATCCCAGCCCTCATGTTGACAGACTGTGATATCAAATCGAATATCATTTAGAAGCCTTATTTTGAGCTGTTCACGAGCCAACTGATTTAAGCTCTTAGCCCACTCTACGTCCTCTTTCGTCCTCGACATCCCAACTATTGACCTGTCGAGGAGTAAGTACCTCCGGTAATATTATTGTAATTGATTCACTAAGAAAATGTCAAATAAAAAAATCCTCCAGCACTGGCAATGCTGAAGGTTGTTAAAGAGGTGTACTGGCAATACACCTTGTACATAAAAAGTATGAGCACTAGTCATATAACTTTTTATGTACCCATTTTACCAAATTTTAGCAAGAAAAGAAAGGATGGGTACTATCATGAAAAAGAACAAATATAGAAGACTGCCAAATGGGTTTGGAACAATTAGTCATTTATCTGGAAAAAGAAGAAAACCTTATGTCGCAAAAGCCCCAGCTGTTTACATCATTGATGAAGATAATCAAACTGGAAAGTATTCTCGCCTGATCATTGGAAGTGCAGAAACATGGGAAAAAGCATATCAATTGTTATTAAAGTATAATGAGACTCCATACAACCTAAGCAAGAAAAACACAACACTTAAACAAGTATACGATGCTTGGAGCAAGGAGCACTTTGAAATAGTCAGCGATTCATCTGAAAAAGGTTATAAAGCTGCCTTCTCTATATTAGAAAACTATTATGACAAACCATTTTGTAAGCTGAGAGCTTTTGATTTTGAAAACGCAGCCAAGGAAAGTGGCAAGAACGCTCCAACCTTGAAGAGGTATAAAACATTGATTAATATGCTATATAAATACGCTATTAAATATGAGATAACCACCGTTGATTTTAGCCAAGCTGTTGATTTATCCAGCCTACGCAATAGAAACCCAAACAAGAAGAAAAAGAATATCTTTACCAAGAAGGAAATTGATACATTGTGGAAAAGCAAAGACAAAAGAACTGTTCAGATAATATTGATTATGATTTACTCAGGAGTACGAATCGAGGAGCTATTGAGTTTAACCAAAGAAGATGTATTCTTGGATAGACATGTGTTTGAAATTGGTGACAGCAAAACAGAGAATGGCATTCGTACTGTTCCGATTGCCGATAAAATGCTCCCTTTCTTCAAACAATTTATGAAAGAAAAAGGCAAAACGAATCATCTGATTTTAAATGCTAAAGGAACAAAATTTGGATATCATAACTTTAGAAAAAATTATTGGAACCCAACAATGGAAGAGCTTGGAATGAATCACAGACCGCATGAAACTCGTCATACTTGTGCAAGTCTCTTAGCCGATCATAAGATAGAACCAAGAACTATCAAAAAGATTTTAGGACATTCAGGTGCTATGGATTTGACCGAAAAGGTATATACACATCTTGATGACAAAGTGCTTTTGGATGCAATAAATACTCTTTAATATAAATTCATTGGCAACAAATTGGCAACAAACAGTGTAATTTTCCCATATATAAAGGTATATACAATTTTCTTTCTTAAAACTTTCTGGCAAAGCCCTTTAGGTAATTTCCCTTACTTAAAGGGCTTTTGCCTGTTCTAGAGCCTTGAAAAAGGTGTCTACTGGCAACAAATTGGCAACAAATTGGCAACAAATTTATTTTTTTACTTTATTTATGTAAATTAATAAGCGTGAACTTTAGTTTTTCCAAGAAATATAGACTTGTCATGATTTTGTAAGATTTGATCGCTACACTATTAATCGGGAGGTGATCAAATTGGAAATCGAAATCAAGCCTGAAGATCTATCTTTGTTTTTAGATAAGATTGGCCTTAATAATATAAATAGGATAGAGGTATTTGGTATTAATGAAGATGGATCTAGGGAAAAGATTGATATATCTGAATTTATTTCAGCACAAAAAAAG